GCGCGGGTGGCGCTCCCGGGGCGCAAGGCCGTGGTCGTACCGTGCGCATCGCCGTTCGCGGCAATCCAGTGCGCGGCGGAGCTGTGGGGCGTCCCATGGCAGGAAGTCGTCCACGGGGCGCGCGTCATGTGGGCGCCGCCGGAGACATAAAAAGACACCGCCTGCGAAAATCGTCAAACCCGCAGGCGGTGAAAACCCAATAGCGCACAGGGCGCGCTACACTATATATATTATAGCATACAGTTGCCCGCCCTGCAAGCCGAAAAACGCTGACGCCGCAAGGCGTTTTCAGCTTCGGTAAGACCAATTACTAACTCGACCGGAGACAGACAGGGAGGCAATCATGCCGTATGTACATCGCACCGTCGTGTGTGGGGAAACGGTCGAGCACCGCAAGATGTATTCATCCCGCGTGCACAGCAAGGAAGTCAAGCCGCGCAAGCGATCATCCGAGAAGGAGACCTCCAAGCGTCAGGAGCGCATCAACGAGCGCGTGGCCGAGGAGCATCTGCGCTGGCTCATCAACTGTAACTATCGCTATGGCGATTATCACATGGTCCTGCATTACTGGGACAAGGAGATCACGCTGGAACAGGCCGAGCGGGACAGGGCAGCGTTCCTCCGCGAGCTGCGCAAGGCCTACGCCAAAGAGGGCAAGCGCCTGAAATACATCGCCGTGCTCGAAACCAAGCACATGACGAACGTGCATCATCACATCCTCCTGCCGCGCTTTGACGCGCAGATCATCGCCGCCGCATGGACAAAGGTGACCAATGGCGCGGGATCTATCAGCTTCCAGATGCTCGATGACCGCAAGAACCACGCAAAGCTCGCGTCCTACCTCATCAAGGAATCACGCTCCACCATGCGCCGCTGCCGCGAGCAGGGCATCCGCCGCCGGCGGTATACCTGCAGCGCCGGCATGGCCAAGCCGGAGATCCGCTATCAGGTGACCAAGGCCGAGACGTGGAGAAAAGAGCCGAAGGCCAGACGGGGGATGCATCTCTATCGCTTTGACGATGGGTCGGAGTATAAGAGCGGCTGGCACGAACTGAGCGGCTGGCCGTGGCAGGAGTATTACGAGATCAAAGACACCACATAGGAAGGAGCAATTACAATGGGCATCAGCATGGACAGCCTGCCGCCGCGCTATCAGAAACAGGCGGCGCGCAAGCTGGATCCTGTGGCGTATGAAAAGGCGCTGCAGTTTTTCCACGCCGAGGAGTCGGCGAAAAACCCAGCGCGTCAGGCACAGGGGAGTATCAGCCGTGCGACCGGGGAAGGCTTTGAGGCGCAGATCCTCACGGCCTGCGCGTATTACCGGGCGCATGGCATCGCGGAGATTGACAAGACGCCGGAGCCAATCAAGGTCATTTCCGGCCGGCATCAGAATCCGAGCGGCTGCTGGTCGTTCGAGGCGGTTTTCACCAAGCAGGCGCAGCCGGATTTTCAGGGCACGCTATGCGGCGGCAGCAGCGTAGTGTTCGAGGCCAAGGCCACGGACAAAGACCGCATCATGCAAAGTGCGGTCACGGAAGAGCAGGCGCGTGCACTGGAATCGCACGCCAATATGGGCGCGCTGGCGTTTGTGCTGGTGTGCCTGCGCGGGCGCACAGTGTATCGTGTCATGTGGGAGGACTGGCAGAACATGAAAGAACTATTCGGCCATAAGTACATGACGGCCGTGGAGCTGGAGCCGTACCGGGTGCAGCTGCGCCGGGGCGTGATCCGGTTTCTCGGCGATCCGGAGTGAGGTGGGCACATGGCAATCAAAAACTATACGACGAAAGTGGACGTATATACGTCCATCGGGGAAATCCAAGGCGCGCTTGCACGCCACGGCGCCACCAAGATCATGATTGACTACGATAATGGCAAGCCGCAGGCGATCGCGTTTGGGATCGGCACGCCGGCGGGGCCGCGCGGCTTCCGCCTGCCGGCGGCCGTAGACGGAACGCTGCGAGTGTTCGCGGCGCAGAAGATCAAGGCCGATCGAGAGCAGGCAGAAATGACCGCATGGCGGAACGTGCGCGACTGGGTGCTGGCACAAATGGCGCTGATCGAATCCTGTGATGTGCCGATGCAGCAGATCTTCCTGCCGTATATGGCAGATGATCGCGGACGGACGGTGTACGAGCTGTATGCCGCCGGGCAGCTCGCGCTCGGCGCGGGGGAGGCGACATGATGCTGCGTACACAGGAGACGCTTGACGGCGAGATCATCGTTGACAGCTTCGCCGGTGGCGGCGGCGCGTCCACGGGAATCGAGCTGGCGCTTGGGCGTGTCGTCAATGTGGCAATCAATCACGACCCGGCAGCGATCCGGATGCACGAGGCGAACCATCCGTACACGGAGCATTACCAGGAATCTGTCTGGGATGTGGATCCGGAGACGGTCTGCCGAGGGCGGCCGGTGGCGCTGGCATGGTTCTCGCCGGACTGCAAGCATTTTTCAAAGGCAAAGGGCGCGGCGCTTGTTGACCGCAAGATCCGGGGCCTTGCGTGGATTGCCCTGCGCTGGGCGGCGAAGGTGCGCCCGCGCGTCATCATCCTTGAAAACGTCGAAGAGTTCCAGACGTGGGGGCCGGTACGTAAGGGGAAGCCGGTAAAGAAACTGGCCGGTACGACGTTCCAGAAGTTTGTCGGGCAGCTTCGGGCACTTGGGTATACCGTGGAATGGCGCGAGCTGGTGGCAGCCGACTATGGTGCGCCGACTACCAGACGTCGGCTGGTGCTGATTGCCCGCTGCGACGGACGTGCGATCGTCTGGCCGGAGCGCACACACGCCCCGCGAGACAGTGCGGAAGTGCGCAGCGGAAAACTGCTGCCATGGCGCAGCGCAGCGGAGATCATCGACTGGTCGCTGCCGTGCCCTTCAATTTTTTCGACGAAGGATGAAATCCACGAGCGGTACGGCATTTCCAGCGTCCGGCCGCTGGCGGACAACACCATGCGCCGCATTATTCGCGGCGTGGACAAGTTCACGATCAAATCCGGGGCACCGTTCATCGTTGATTGTAACCATTCCGGAGGTGGGCACGTCACGGATAGCCAAGAGCCGTGTAAAACGATTACGGCAAAGCACACCGGTGGCATTTGCCGGCCGGTCCTCACGCCGCTGACGATGACGAACACCAGCAACAGTGTCGGGGCACCGGCCTCCGAACCAATGAACACAGTCCGTACAGGCGGAGGCGGCGGGCAGATGCTGCTATCGCCGTCACTGATCCAGTACCACACGGAGAAAACAGAAAGCGCCCGAGCGGCTGGACTGGATAAGCCCGTCTGCACGGTGGACGCCTCGAACCGTTACGGCCTTACCTGTGCGAATCTGGTGGAGTATTACGGCAGAGGCCGGCCGTTGGATGTGCAAAGCCCGATGCATGCGGTCACGAGTCACGACCGGGAAGCCGTGGTTGCTGCACATGTAGTCAAGTACAAGCGGGACGAGGTCGGCACACGGCCGTCGGAGCCGCTGCCGACACAGACAGCGGGCGGCGTGTTTGGCTGCTGCAAGGCGGTGCTTTGTAAAATCGGCACATCTGAGCGGCTTCACTACTGGCCGCAGATCCGCGATCTGCTGAACCGGTACTGTGGCTACGCACTGGGCACGGATGACATGCTGCTCCTGTCAATCGGTGGGGTGCTGTACTATATCGCGGATATCGGCTTGCGGATGCTGTCGCCTCGGGAGCTGTACAACGCCATGGGCTTTCCACCGGATTACATCATCGACCATGATGCGGCCGGAAAGCCATACCCGAAGACGCAGCAAGTAGCCAGATGCGGCAATGCCGTCTGCCCGCCGATGGCTGCGGCCGTTGTGGCAGCGAACCTACCGGAGTATGCCATGCCCTGGAAAATTGAGACGATGGCAGCACTCGCTGATGCGGTGGCTATGTAAAAAACAAAGGAGGACAACCATGAAGATCTACATATCAGGGAAAATCGCCGGTGATCCGGACTATAAAAGGAAATTCGCCCGAGCGGCTGCACAGCTTGAGCGGCAGGGCGCGACGGTCATCAATCCGGCCACAGCGCCGGAGGGGTTGGCCAAGCTGGACTATATGCGCATCTGTTTCGCCGAGATGGAGGCGGTGGACTACGTCGTGTTTCTTCCGGACTGGGCGGAATCTGCCGGCGCGAAGCTGGAACGCGCGTGGTGCGACTATGTCGGCGTGCCGACGGCAGACTGGGACAATTTTCGGGTAGATATGCTTGTAAGGAAGTCGCACGGCTGCACATTCCGCGAGCTGCTGGTTATGGAGCATCCGGACAAGGTGGATGCATGCTTCATCGGCGGGTGTGCGGGATGTCCGGAGGAATACGGATATGAGCCGGGAAATGGTACTGAATGTCTATGCGAAAAGAACTGGAATACAAAGAAAAGCGTGCCGCAGATATGCACAGAGTGCTGGGATCGCATCGTCCCGGGGAGCGAGGCGGTGTGAAATGATGACTGACAAAGGAGGTGAGGATGTTGGACTGGAAGCGGGAGGCGGCTGATGAGCTGCGCAACTACATGAACCGAAAGGCGGCAATTGCAAACATCAGCGATCAGATCGCTGACCTGGCGACAGAGATCACGAGCATCCGCAGTGCCTCGGCTGACGGCAGTCCGGTCGCCGGCGGCTCAAACGGCCGGGACGATGCGCTCGTCAACAACATCCTGAAACGTGAGCGGCTGGAAGAGGCGCAGCGCTTGACAGAGAACCGTGTACGCCGCGTGGATCGTGCCTTGAATCAGCTCTCTGAGCGGGACCGCTGTGTGCTGCAGCGTTTTTACATCACGCCGTGTATCGGCGGCGTCGAGCGGCTGTGCCGGGAATTGGCCATCGAGAAAACGACCGCTTACCGTTGGAAGGATTGCGCACTGCGGAATTTTACAATCACAATGTACGGCCTCACAGAGACGTGAGCGTAACGTGGGAAAAAATCGGGAACATTTTCACGGGAATCTGTGTTAAAGTGATATCGCGGGATTGCGAGAGAGACCAGTCCCGCAAGTCACTTTGTGATATACCTCTCTTCCTTTCTCCTTTGTTGCGGTCGCGCCCGACGGGGCACGTGGATTGAAATATCTCTGTCAGTCTCTCATTTGTGAAGCGCCGGTCCAGCTTTCGGGTTCCGGCGCTTTGCTGTGTGAATATTGTGGTTGCATATTCTCAAACAAGAATGTAAAATATAGGGGGACACAAGAAGCGGAGGGGTAACAATGGGATTCTTCAAGAGTAAAAAGGGCAGCATCATCAGCGACTATTTCTGCATCGAGGAAGACCTTGGCCAGTTCAAAAAGGGCGACGCTGTGGATGTCGCACTGTATGAAGATCATCTGGAGCTGCAGAAGGGTGTCGGGAACAAGGACGTGGCAACGCTGGCATACTCTCAAATCACGGACGTTTTCTACGGCTCGGACGTGCAGGTGCTTGTGAAAGACAAGTCGCCGATTGCGCGGGCCGTCGCTGGGGGTCTGCTGTTCGGAAGTACCGGTGCTGTGGTTGGCGCGATCAGCGGCGCCGGAAAGAAGGAAAAGAAGGTCAGGAGAATTCTCTTCATCATCAGCTATGTGTCTGCGGATGGGCAGGAATCTTTTCTGACGTTCCAGGATACGAGGCTGTATAAAGGGCCAAAGGTCGCGGCCAGACTCAAAAAGCTGTGCGGTATCGAAGCCGAGGCAAAACCGAGCGCGACTGCCTCTGTGTTCAAACTCTAAAGCGTATATATTCACTGGAAGGATCGGGCTTGCGCCCGGTCCTTTTCTTATGGGCTGGATACTGTGACACAAAAACAGTTTTACAAGACGCAAGCGTGGAAACGCGCGAGAAAAGCATATATCGATTACAGGCTAGCGCTTGACGGCGGCATGTGCGAGGTGTGCCACGATGAGCCAGGGTTGATCGTACATCACACTATCTGGCTGGATGATATCAACTGCAACGATCCGGATATCAGCCTGAACCCACGGCGCTTTCGGTACGAGTGCCAGACCTGCCACAACAAAGAGCGCGACCCGAGGAAGGCAACGCCAGGCAGGTGTCTGTACGGCCCAGATGGCGAGATCATCCGCAACACAAATTACTGACCGAGCGGCTGGACTCCCCCCATCGCACTGCGAAAAAACGAAGGTAGGGGACCGAGCCGGGGAGTTAAATTTTACTCCGCGCGCTACGCAAGGGGGTGTAGAAATGGCGAAACTGACCAAAAAGACGAGAGTTGACCGCGAAAAGAAGCGGCTGCAGGAGATTTTTAAGGATTTGGAGCCCAACAAGCTCGAAACCTGCCAATCATTGATTGACCGAGCGGCTTTTATTACCGTGAGCCTCCAAGACCTTGAGGTGCAGCTCAACGAAACCGGATGGGTAGAGCACTACCAGAACGGCGCCAATCAGGGCGGCATGAAAAAGGCTGCTGCCGCAGATGTGCACATCAGTCTGACGAAAAATCTGAACGCCATTACGAAGCAGCTGCTCGAGCTGGTGCCGCCGGCGCAGAAAGAGAGCCGCCTGGCGGAGCTGATGAACAAATGACGCCTTACGCAAATTTTATTCAGGAGTACTACCACAAGATGACGACCGGCGAGGTCGCCGTCGGGAAGTGGGTGCGGATCCTTTACGAGAAGATCACCGCGGGCCTGCGCGATGGTCTTTTTTATTTCGACGAACGGAAAGCAAATCGTGCAATCGCGTTTATCGAGACGTTCTGCCATCACTGCGAGGGGCGCAACGATTTGATTCATCTGGAGCTGTGGCAAAAGTCGACGGTGTGCTTGATGTTCGGCATCGTGGACGGGGACGGCCTGCGGATCTTCCGAGAGGTGTTTCTGGTCATGGGACGCAAAAACGGCAAGAGCCTGTTTGCCTCCGCCTGTATCGCTTACATGGCTTACCTGGACGGCGAGTATGGCGCGAAAATTTACTGCTTGGCACCCAAGCTGGAGCAGGCGGCCATCGTATACGATAATTTCTTCCGCATGGTGCTTCAGGAGCCGGAACTTGCGCAGCTGGCGCAGAAGCGGCGCTCGGACGTGTATCTCGAGACAACAAACACGAGTATTCGCCCGCTGGCGTTCAATGCCAAGAAGAGCGACGGCTTCAACCCGCATTTGGCGGTGTGTGACGAAATTGCGAGTTGGCCGGCTGAGCAGGGGCTGAAACAGTACGAAGTCATGAAGTCTGCGCTCGGCGCGCGCAAGCAGCCCATGATCCTGAGTATCAGCACGGCCGGCTATGTCAACGATGGGCCATATGATGAACTGATGATGCGTGCGACGGCTGTCCTCATGGGCGCCAGCGAGGAGCGTAGGTTGCTGCCGATCCTGTATCTGATCGACGACGTGGAAAAATGGGACGACATCGAGGAGCTGCGCAAGAGCAATCCGAACATGGGCGTCAGCGTCTCCGAGGACTTTTTCAGAGAGGAGATCGCCATCGCGCACAACAGCCTGAGCAAACGCGCCGAGTTTATGACCAAGTACTGCAACATCAAACAGAGCAGCACGCAGGCATGGCTGCCGTTTGCTGTGGTGGATGCGGTGAGTGGCGGCGAGTACAGTCTGGAGGATTTTCGCAGCACCTATTGCGTCGGCGGTATCGACCTGTCCCAGACCACTGACCTGACGGCCTGCTGCGTGATAATTGAGCGGGACGGCAAGCTGTACACTTTTGCAAAGTTTTTTATGCCATCGAATAAAATTGATGAGCTGCAGGAGCGGGAGGGCGTGCCTTACCGCATATATGTTTCGGCGGGGCTGATCCAGCCAAGCGGGGAGAATTTCGTGGACTACAATGACTGCTTTGAGTGGTTCCGCATGCTCGTCGAGGATTATGAGATTCTGCCGCTGCAGGTTGGTTATGACCGGTATTCCGCGCAGTATCTCGTGCAGCAGATGGAGCAGTACGGGTTTCACATGGACGATGTATTTCAGGGTGAAAACCTGACGCCGGTCATCCACGAGGTGGACGGTCTACTGCGCGATAAGAAGTTGCTGCTCGGCGCGAATAATCTGCTGAAAGCGCACTTCCTGAACGTGGGCATGAAGCAGAACGAAGAAACGCGGAAGATTCGACCGGTCAAGCTTGAACCGCGGACGCACATCGACGGCTTTGTCGCCGTCATGGATGCCTTGACGGTTCGCCAGAAATGGTACGATCAGATTGGCGAGCAGCTCAAGAATTAGAACAGGAGGGAGCCGAATGGGCGCATTTACAAAGCTTTTCGGCAAAGGAAAAGCGGCAAAACAGCTGGGCGGTTATTTTGAAATGCTTGACGGGTATACACCCGTTTTCTCAACATACGACGGCGGGGTTTACGAAATGGAGCTGACACGCTCCTGTATTCATACCTTTGCCAATCACTGCAGCAAGCTGACGCCGGTCGTCAGCGGCGCAAACACGAAAGCGCAGAAGGCGCTCCTGGACGGCAGGCCGAATCCGTTTATGACGTCTGCACAGTTCGTTTACAAGGTCGCCACGATTTACGATGCGCAGAACACGTGTTTTATCGTCCCTGTGCTCGACGGCTTTGAGAAACTGATTGGCTATTACCCGGTCAATCCGATGCAGGTGGAGATCATCGAGGTATCGGGCGAGCCGTGGCTGCGCTATACATTCCGCAGCGGGCAGAAGGCTGCAATCGAGCTGGCGCGCTGTGGTGTGGTCAGCAAATATCTGTACAGCAGCGACATCAAGGGCGAGAACAACGCGGCACTGCGCCCGACGCTGCAGCTGCTGAACGTGCAGAATCAGGGCATTGAAGAAGGCATTCGCAACAGCGCGAGCTTTCGCTTCATGGCTACGGTGAATAACTTCGCCAAGACAGAAGACCTGAAGAAGGAACGCAAGAAGTTCGTAGCTGAAAATCTCGGCCCGGACTCCGGCGGATTGGCCCTGTTCCCGAATACATACACCAATGTGCAGCAGATCAAGTCCCAGCCGGAGATCGTGGATCCGGAGCAGATGCAGATCATCCAGACGCGCGTGCTCAACTACTTCGGCTGCAACGAGGATGTGCTGCAGAATAAGACGGTCGGCGATGCATGGAGTGCGTACTACGAGGGGAAAATCGAGCCGTTTGCCCTCCAACTGTCGCAGGCTATGACCTGCATGACATTCACGCGGGCAGAGCTTGCGCGTGGGAACTCCATCATGTGGAGCGCAAACCGGCTGCAGTATATGACCAACAGTGATAAGCTGCAGGTCAGCTCGCAGATGTTCGACCGCGGAATCCTCAGCACAAATGATGTGATGGACATTTGGCAGCTGCCGCACGTGCCGGACGGGGACAAGCGATATATCCGCAAGGAGTATGCAGAGATCAATAAACTGGATCAGGCTGTGCAACCGCAGCCAGTGGAAGGAGCGGGCGAAAATGACGCCGGAGAATAAGATTAAATTCAAGGCGGGAGCGCAGGCGCGATCGCATGTGCTGCTGTCGAAAAAGGAAGCGGAGAAGCGCATCGAAACGAACTACTACGTGGAGGGCTATGCCGCACGCTATGAGCCGTATGTGCTCTACTACGATGGGGATGAACCGATCTATGAGCGCTTTGAGCGCGGCTGCTTTGACGACTGTGATATGAGCGATGTCATCATGCAGTTTGACCATGCAGGGCGGGTGTTTGCGCGCAGCACAAACGGCAGCCTGATCGTTGAGCCGGACGATGTGGGCCTGTTTATGGCTGCCGATCTTGGCCGCACCGAGGGCGCCCGCGGCTTGTACGCGGACATTGACGCCGCGATGATTACGAAAATGTCCTGGCGCTTCCGCGTCGGTGATTACTACTGGGATGCCGAGACACGCACGATTGTGCACCGCACAGTGAAGAAGATCTACGACGTATCTGCAGTCAGCATCCCAGCAAACGACAACACAGAAATCAATGCTCGCAGCTGGGCCGACGGAGTGATCAGCCTGGCAGCCCGGAGTGAGGCAGAGCTTGACGATAGGCGCAGAAGACTGCGCTTGAAAATCAAACTCAATTCACAGGAGGAATTCAACTATGAGACTTGATGAAATCAATGCGCGCCTGGCTGCCATCCAGCAGGAGGCGGAGACGGCCAGCGGCGACGCGCTGACCGCACTGGAAAACGAGGCCGCCGCCCTGACTGCGGAGCGCCAGCAGATCCTGAATGAAATGCAGGCGCGTCAGCGCCTGCGCTCCAACATCGCCGCCGGCATCGTGACCGGACGCACGATCGAAGCGCCGAGCGCTGCTGAGCCGACGCAGGCGCGCTTCACCGTTGATTCGGCGGAGTATCGCGAGGCCTACCTCATGCATCTGCAGGGCCGCAGCCTGAGCGCCGAGCAGCGTGCGGCAGTGACGGCCACTGCGGCAATCCCTACTCAGACGCTCAACAGAATTGTTGGCGTGTTCGACCAGAATCCGATCCTGTCGCGCATCACGATGACCTATATTCCTGGCAATATCACAATCCCCGTGGAGGGCACCGTGAATTCCGCGAGCTGGGTAGCTGTTGGCACGGCTGCCACCGATTCCGCTGATACGATCAACTCTGTCTCCCTTGGCGCGTACATGCTGATCAAGACGGTCGAGATCACTGCGGATGTGCAGACCATGTCCATCGATGCGTTCGAGACCTGGCTTGTCGGCCGTCTGGCCAATAAGCTGGAGGCCGCACTGGACGCAGCAGTCTTTACCGGAACTGGCAGCAGCCAGGCGACTGGCATCCTGAAAACGCTGGATACGGCGACCGGCACCTTCACCAAGACAAAAGCGACCTATCCGGATCTGATCAAGATCATTGCTGCCCTGCCGACTGACTATGCGACCAATGCGGTCTTCGTGATGCCGCGTAAGCTGTTCTACACGGACGTGATCGGCATCACGGACACCCAGGGCCAGCCTGTCGTCCATGCGGACGTGGAGTCCCCGGCGAAGCACAACATCCTGGGCTATCCGGTGATCTTGGATGACAATCTGACCGCTGACAACATCCTGTTCGGCGAGCTGTCGTACTATCACATGAACATTGCCCGCGCACCGGAGGTTACCAGCGACGACTCTGTTGCGTTCCGTGCCGGCTCCCGTGTGTATCGCGCCATGGCGCTGGCGGACGGCAAACTGACCGTGTCCGCTGCTGTTGTGCGCTTTAACCGCGCAGCGACCTGATCGTTATCCGAGGCGGGGCTTTATCGCCCCGCCGATGCCGTCAGAGAGGAGGAAACCATATGGAAATTGATCAGGGCCTCTTGACGAAGGTGAAAAACTATCTCCGCATCAGTCACACGAAACTGGACGATGATGTGGCAGACTCCATCTCTGCCTGCCTGGCGGATCTGCGGGTTTGCGGCGTGCGAAATCCATCGGAGGACACGGAGAATGTGATCGACCCGCTGGTGCTCAACGCCGTCAAGCTGTACTGCAAAGCGGAGTATACGGACGACACGGGTAAGGCCGCAGAGTACATGGTCAGATATAACGCGCTCAAATCCTGCCTGATGATGGCGAGCGGCTATCAGGAGGGAACAACGTGAACGAAGTCATCACATTGATCGGCAACGCCGGCGAGCGGGACGTGTTTTGCCGTCTGGCGAGCATTGGCCAGAGGGAGTACTACGAGGCGCAGGCGGTCGATGTCTACCCGGAATGCAAGTTCATTCTGGCGGACTATCTGGAGTACGAAAACGAGCAGCTGCTGGAGTATGACGGCCAGCGTTACCATGTGCTGCGTACCTACCGGAACGGTCAGGAGCTGGAGATCACGGTCGCGCGTGCGTCTGCGGAGGAGGGCGGTATCTATGGGTAAAAGCATCCAAGTGGGCAATCTGCCGGCTGCACTTTCTGATGCGCTGACCGTGTATGCGCAGGATGTGATTGACCGTATCAATGATGTGGGCGAACAGTCAAGCGATAAGCTGAGAAGAATCACGAGGGCAACGGCGCCGCGGTCTAAGCGAAAAGATAGCTCATTCTACAAGAATATAGCTGTAAAGGCCGAAGATGCCGGCAACGGAATGAAGCGATATATCTGGTATGTGAAAGCCCCTGACCATAGGCTGACGCATCTGCTGGTGCATGGTCATGCGACTAGAAACGGCGGCCGCACGAAGGCAAATCCATTCCTGAAGAATGCGCTCGACGCTGTTTTACCGGAATACGAGCGCGCCGTGGAAGAAGCGGTGAAGGAGGCTGGACAAAGTGATTGAAGAAATCCTGACTGCATCCGGCATTCCTTTTCGCCAGGGCCGTTATTTGAATCCGCCCTCGACGACCTATGCCGTCTATTTCGATGACCAGGAGGTGGACGGGGCAGACCCGGAGAGCGGCGCGGCGCCGATGGTCGTGAGCCACGACGTTTCCGTCGAACTGTATGAACCGGAGCGAGATCCGGAGGCCGAAGCGGCTATCGAGACCCAGCTCGCGGCGAGGGGCATTCACTGGACAAAGGCGGCGCGGTACTGGCTGCAGAGTGTGCAGCGGTATCAAACTGTCTACGATTTTGAATTCTACGAAAAAAGGAGGGCCACATAATGGCTAAAAGAGACAAAGATACGGTTACGCTGGGGTCAGGTAAAATCTATCTGCAAACATTCAGCGAGTCCATGCCGACGGTAGATACACTGTGCGTGGAAAGCAATCTGCTCGGCTATATCAAGGGCGGCGCGTCGCTGGAATATACCCAGGAGACCTACGAAGAGAAAGACGATCTCGGCTATGTGTCCAAGATCATCACGACCAGCGAGGAGGCAGTGCTGAAGTGCGGTCTGCTGACGTGGAACGGAGCAACGCTGAAAAAGCTGCTTGACCGCTGCAGCAGCACAGAGGCATCCGGCAAGCGCACGACGAAGATCGGCGGTGCCGGCAACGCACAGGGCGGCTATTATGCAATCTGCTTCCACCACGAGGATAAGACGGACGGCGACCTGTGGATTCTGATCAAGGGCAGAAATACCGCCGGCGCGACGCTGACGTTTGCGACGGACGCGGGCACGACCGTGGAGCCGGAGTTCAAGGCGCTGCCGCATGATAGTGACGGTACGCTCGTGGAACTGATCGAAGAAATTCCGACGGCTTAATTTTGACAGCGGGGCTTTCACAGCTCCGCTGTCCCTTTTATGGGAGGAGAAGTGACCATGCCGAAAACAATCAATTTCAACAGCATCAACCGGCCGTGTCTGCGCCTGATCATGCAGGACGATGCGCAGACGACCATTGACGTGACCACACCGACCGAGGCGATGGTGGAGGAGCTGACGGCGACTGCGCCGGAGCTGGAGGACGTGCTGAAGACTATGGATGCGAACAGCATCCGGGCGGTATACGATCTGGCGGCGCGACTGATCTCCTGCAATCTGATGGGGCTGCCGGTGACGGTGGATGACCTGCGCGGCAAATACCGCATGAATCTGGACAGCCTGATTGTGTTTTACAGCGCCTATGTCGAATTCATCGAGGAGCTCACAAAAGCAAAAAACTGATGCTCCCGTACTATCCGCAAGCAGATAGTGCGGGAGGCCATCAGTACGTCATCACGTCCTGGTGGAAACGGCTTGTGTCTGCGTATACTGGCCTGAACTTTGCTGAGGTCGGCCAGACGGACTATTTGCAATACCTGATCTGGCGGCGCGATGCGTATATCTACGAACTGAGCCGCACAGAGGCGGGGCAGGAGTATCTGAATAACGCCTGGCGCATGGAACAAACAGAGCCAGACCGGGCGAAATTGCGCCAGAAGATTGGAGGGAATGCGGCGCATGGCAAACAATAAAATCAAAGGCCTGACGGTTGAGATCGGCGGCGATGCGACGAAGCTGGGCAAAGCGCTGCAGGAAATTGAAAATAAGTCGAAAAGCCTGTCCGGTGAGCTCGGCCAGGTGAACCGGCTGCTGAAAGTAGATCCGGAGAATACTGACCTGATTGCTCAGAAGCAGCAGATCTTGAGCGAGGCTGTGGCCAACACCGCCAAGAAGCTGGAGACGCTGAAAGCGGCAGAAAAGCAGGTTCAGGCGCAGTTTGAGCGCGGCGACGTATCTGCTGAACAGGTGCGCGAGCTGCGCCGCGAAATCATTGCGACCGAGCAGAAGCTGGGCGGCTATGAGCAAGCGGCTCAGGAAACGGCCGACGCGATTGAGCAGCTTGGCGGCGGCGCGGATGGTATCAGCGACATCGGGAAAAAGGCCTCTGCCGCGGCTCGACGCGTGGGAGACTTGTCCGATGCGGCGAAAGATGCCGGCGAAGGTCTGGGTACGGCCGGCGTTGCGGCGGGCGCATTTGTTGGCAATTTGGCCAGCGAGGCGTTCGGGAAAATCGTCGACGGGCTGAAAGAGTGCATCGAGGTCACGCAAGAGTATCAGACAGCTATGGGCAAGCTGGACACAGCGTTCACGACAAACGGCTACAATTCCGAGGCGGCATTGAAGACCTATAAAGAGCTGCAGGGTATACTCGGCGAGACGGATCAAGCCGTCGAGGCGGCCAACCATTTGGCCATCCTAACCGATAACGAGGCGGATCTGCAGACGTGGACGGATATCTGCACGGGCGTGTTTGCTACCTTTGGCGATTCACTGCCGATCGAAGGCCTGACCGAGGCGGCGAACGAGACCGCAAAGGTTGGGCAGGTTACCGGCCCGCTTGCGGATGCGCTCAACTGGGCGGGCGTGTCCGAGGACAAATTCAATGAGAGCCTGGCCGCGTGCACGGACGAGCAGGAGCGCCAGCAGCTGATTATGGATACGCTCAACGGTCTCTACAGTGAGGCATCTGATGCCTACAAGGAGACCAATGCCGATGTGATTGCGGCCAACAAGGCAAATGAGGAGTGGACGGCATCCATGGCGGCGGTCGGCGCGGAGTTTACGCCGTTGATCGCCGAGGTGAAGTCTATGGGCGCGGAGCTGCTGGATAAGGCTGTCCCAGCTATTCAGTGGGTGAAAGACAATCTGCCGGAAGTTGTTGCTACGATTGCCACACTGACTGCCGGGATCACCGCGTTCAAGGTGGCACAGCTCGCCGCGATCGCGTCGGAGCAGGGCATGACGCTCGCGCAATACGCTGCCACACAGGCCAAAACCGCAGCCACAGCGGCGCAGAATGGCCTGAATGCGGCGATGAAAGCGAACCCAATCGGCTTTGTTATTACTGCTATTAGCCTGCTGGTGACTGCCTTCATGTATCTCTGGAACAACTGCGAGAGTTTCCGCGTGTTCTGGCAGAACCTCTGGGAGGGCGCAAAATCAACATTCCAGTCGGTTTGGACGTGGCTCTCGAACTTTTTCACGGTCACGATACCGGATATCTTCAATACCGTGATCAGCTTTATCGAAACCAACTGGCAGGGCCTTTTGCTCCTGCTCGTAAATCCGTTCGCGGGCGCATTCAAGCTGATCTATGACAACTGCGAGGGATTCCGGACAAAGGTCAATGAAGTGGTGAGCGCTGTCCTGAATAAGCTGCGCGAGCTCCCGTCGCAAGTGCTGAGCGTCGGCCGTAATCTAGTGGAAGGTCTTTGGAACGGCATAAACGATAAATTCACGTGGCTGATAGAAAAAATCAAGAGTTTTACTGAGTCGGTGCTTGATTCTATCAAGCACTTTTTTGGCACCCATTCGCCATCTACGAAAACTGCGTGGATCGGTGACATGCTCGATCAGGGTCTTGCGAGTGGCCTTTTGGACAATATGCAGGATCCCGTGCGGGCCATGCAGCGCGTGAGCGACGGCGTCCTCAGCGCCGCCGGCGGAACGTATCAAACGCAGATGTCGGCGATGCAGACGGCGGGCGCATCTGCGGCTGGAAATGTAGGGATTTCTGCCGTGCTGGAGCGCATGGACCGGCTCGAGCGCGCCATCACGTCCATGCAGATCTATATGGACGGAAACGCTGTGGTCGGTGCCGTTGCGCAGCGTATGGATGCGGCGCTCGGTGATATTTACAGGCAAAATGAAAGGAGGGCGGTTTATGGAGTTTGACTGCAAAATCGGCGGTGTCAAGTACACCGGCCTGGAATTGCTGGATGTGCAGATTAGTCTGCCGACCGTGAAAACGCAGCAAGAAAGCATTCCGGGCGCCGACGGTGTAATCGATCTTACAGATGTTCTGGGTAGCGAGCCGGCCTATGGAAATCGGGCCGTGAAACTCCGGTTTGGATTCGATCCGTCTGGAAGCTTCGACTTCTATGCTTTTGCGAGTGAGGTGCATGGCAAGCGCCTGAAGCTGGAATTGGGTAACCGGGTCGGTTACTACATGGGGCGATTCACGGTTGGTGACATTGACAAGAGCAAGACGACAACGATGTTCGACGTCGCGGTCGATGCGGATCCGTATCGATTGGAGGCCGAGGAAACCAGCGTCACTATCCCGATGGTGGCAGAGTCGTCAAACTTGATGATTGGCAACACGCCGACAGTGGTCGGCAGCTCGAGCAGTGTCGACGAATATTGCGATGTTGTTGGATCAGGCGCGGATAGCATCCTTCGGATCAAATCGGTTGCAACGAGTGATAACGATCCATGCTATGGATTTGCGCGGTTCAAACTCCCGTGGATGTCCGCCGGTAGTTGCCTTATCTCGGCGGATGCCGAGGGCGGATGGTACACCATCGTCGATGCGAATGGAATGGCTTATGGCGATGGCACAAGCCGATGGATCCCTGAAGTGCCGGCCGGAGGCTTATATATCATGCTGGAAACAAATAATCCGAGCGGCTGCACGGTGAATAACATCTGTATTTTCAGGGCGACGCCGGGATCTACTGCTGGACTATGCAGTGATAGGATTATGTATCCGCGCACAGATAGGGACCTCGTGCGCGTAGTCAGCTGCAGGCGAATGTCCCCGATTGCCAGCCTCCGAGGCGGCGAGGATACGAGCCCGTATCTGTCAATCCGTCGGGGCGCTGACTATGCATATGCCATCGGCGGTGTGGCCGGTACAGTTACGTTGACAGGCACGCGGGGGTGGATGTGATGTATGCTGGTTATGTAAATGGCAACCTGCTGTTTGCCTGTGGCATGCCGGGCTACGAAATTGTAGATGGAACGATCAACGAGGCCGTAGGCTCTGCCAGTTCGGCGGAGATTAAATTGCCGCCGAGCAATAGTATGCGCGATGCACTAACGAAACGCTCGTCTGTGATTTCCATCTACAAAGACGGAACGGAGGTGTTCAGAGGCTGCGTTGTCGGCACGTCCGCTGGGTTACGTGGCGTGCGTACTTATAACCTCGACGGCGCTATGATGTGGCTCGCTGATATCTGCAAGCCGCCGCACACGATCAACGCGATGGGTGTATCGACTTATCTTGACGCATTGGTAACACAGTACAATGCAGGATGCTTGGAATACAAGCAAATCAAAATGGGAACGGTGGACGCATCGTTGCCGCCTGTAACGCTAAAGGCGGATGCCTATATGTCAATGCTGGATCTTGCTAAGCAAGCTGCGTCGGCATCTGGCGGCATACTGCGTATCCGTTACAGCGGCGGCGATGTATACCTGGATTGCATCAAGTCTTACAATCATAGTTGTTCGCAAACTGTGGAACTGCACCGCAATTTGTTGGATCTTACAGATCAGATTGATGGCACAAATCTGATTACACGCGTTTATCCCGTCGGCAAGGATGGGCTGACCATCTCGGACGTTAACAGCGGGCGGACATATCTTGTCAACAGCGAAGCCGAGCGCATCTATGGCCGCATTGATGGCACGCTGCAGGTCAACACCGACGATGCATATGTGATGAAGGCAGCAGCAGCGTCGTATCTGGCGAAGCACTGCGGGCTTTCGCGCGGAATTCAAGTCAGCGCGGCGGACTTGTCTGGGTCGGACATCACTATGGAGTCGTATCATATTGGCGATAGCGTTCGCGTGGTGTCGCCGCCACATGGCATTGATACGACTATGACTGTGTCTGAGTTGAAGACCAGCCTTGTCGGTGATAAGGGCACTATGACGCTCGGATGGGCAGGTAAGACACTGACAGGTGCTGTCGCCTCCGGTGGCGGCGGGTCATCGGGCGGGTCTGCGCCTGTGTCTGGCGGAGTCGATGTCAGTACGGTGCTCGGTAAGGTGTATCCTGTTGGCTCGATCTATATGAGCGTAAATAGTACGAGTCCCGGCGCACTTTTCGGCGGCACGTGGGTGCAGATTGAGGATAAATTCCTGCTGGCCGCCGGCGCGACCTATAAAGCCGGTTCAACAGGTGGCGAGGCAACACACACGCTAACGCAAGGTGAGATGCCAAAGCATAATCATGTGATTTATTGTCCAAATGCTGGTGGCCCGGATACCGGAGCAGCAATTGGCTTCCCAGAGGCAGGCAGTAAAAACACATGGTGGGCGGCAGCATGTATGACTGGGCAAACTGGCGGCAGTGCGGCCCACAACAATATGCCTCCATACTTAGCCGTGTATGTCTGGGCAAGAACGGCATAAGAGAGGAGGAGCGGCATGGATAGGTGCGGCTGCACGAGGTCGGGAAGGTCTCTGCCGCTGTGAAAGAACCGGAAAAGCTTGCCGCGGCTTTGGGTGAGGCGGTCATTGTGGAAAAGGGCAATGCTGATTACTACGACGGCACATATCATTCAGCGATGAATGAGTCGAATGAGGTGAATATTGTGAATGTTATAGAGGCATTTGTGGCGCAAAATCCACTGTATCAGCAGTATACAAGAATCCCGGTGCGCAAGCTGGTGCTGCACAGCGTGGGCTGCCCGCAGCCGAATGCTGCCGTGTTTGCGCGGCAATGGCAGACGGCGCGGTATTTTGCGCACGCCGTGCTGCAAGCGGACGGCACGGTGTATCAGGTCGTGCCGTGGGATTGCCGGCTGATGCACGTAGGCGCGGCGAACGCATACAGCATCGGTGTGGAAATGACCGAGCCGGACTGCATCCGGTATACCAGCGGCGCGACATTTGTATGCTCCAACTGGGCGCGTGCGGCCGCGCAGGTGACCGGTACGTACAACACAGCGGTTGAGCTGTTTGCGTGGCTCTGCACGCGGTTTGGGCTTGATCCAAACAAAGATATCATCTCGCATGCGGAGGCCGGTAAACTGGGCATTGGCACGGATCATGTTGACCCGGAGCACCTGTGGCGGCAGCTCGGCATGGGCTACACGATGGACGGGTTTCGGGCGGACGTTGCGGCAGCGATGGCGGCAAAAAATACAGACGAGGAGGACGAGGATGACATGGTGAGGTACAACAAACTCGAGGACGTGCCCGATTGGGCGCAGGACACGGTGCGCGCGCTGATGGACGCGGGCGCGCTTGGCGGCGTGGGCGGCGGCAATCTGGATCTGTCCATGGATATGATCCGCGGTCTTGTGATCGGCACTAAGTACGCAGCGGCGTGCAACCCACGGTACGAGACGATCAAGGACATGCCGGGCTGGGCACAGGCGGGCGTGCAGCGTCTGGTGGATCGCGGCGCACTGGCAGGCACTGGCGGCGGCAAGCTGGATCTGTCGCTGGATATGCTGCGCACGCTGCTGGTTACGCAGAACATGATCGACGAAAACAAGTGATGGAGGAACACATATGAATGCACCAAGTAAAGCAATGGAACTGAAAGCGGCTATCTCGGCCGTACTGGCCGGCATGACGGCTTTCTGGGGGTGGACAGGCTGGCTCGTGGTGATCTGGCTGTCCGCGATGATCCTGGACTACGCTACCGGCTCATGGGCCGCGCTGTCGACGGGCACGTGGGATAGCGCGGTGGCGCGTGCTGGCCTGTGGCACAAGCTGGGCAGTATCGTGGCCATGCTGGTGGCGCTGCTGCTGGACGTGGCCCTGTCCGCAATCATCAATTACGGCGACCTTGGCTTCGACCTGCCGTTCACATATAAGACGGCGTTTCTCCCGCTGGTCGCTATCTGGTACATCGTGACGGAGCTGGGCAGCATCGTCGAGAACGCTGCACGCCTCGGGGCACCGGTGCCGAAGTTCTTGACCGACTGCCTCGCAAAGCTCAAGGACAAGGCCGACGAGGATAAATAATCAAAAAGCAGCTCCGAGGCCTCCGCCGTGGAGCTGCTTTTTTACATATTTGCAATTACAAGAATGCAAAGTTAAAACAAAAAGTTGTTGACACGACAGAAAAACTTTGGTATTATGTTCAAGCGTACATCTAATGTTATGCGTTTGCTGATAGACGCGCTGAAGGTGACGTGCATCGCGCCGAGAAATGGTTACCTCTGACGCCGGATGAGTTCTGCGATTTGGAATACAGCCAAAAGCGTGAGGCAAATCTGCTGAGTAGTATCGAGGATATAAGTTAGTTGCTCAGCAAAGGTATGCGAGAGTAATAGTGCTTCCATTGTAGCGCTCATCCCCCTTTCTCTTTGTTTGTGTTTGGAAGATGCAAATGATGGTGGGGGCGGCGCGATGCACGTTTCATATAAAAATTCCAAGTTAAACTGTAACGCACACAAGCTCCGATGTCAAGCACTTGCCGTGACATTTTTATGACATTTCAATTAGAAGGTACAGCCCGAGGGATAGAAGTCCCTCGGGCTTTTTGCATGATGTGAACATAGAGATATAGCATGAAGGCACGAGAATAGGACGCGATGAAAACTGACAAAACCGTAGCTCTGCGGATATTCTGCGGGGTTGTTTTTGCCCTTGAATTTTGACAACACTTTTGACAACAGTTTGCGTCTCGAAATGTTCCGAAGCGCACCGAAAGAAAAACGAAGAAACCGTTGAAAAATCAAGGATTTCTTGAAATTTCAACGGTTTCTTTCTGGTGCTCCAGCGGGGATTCGAACCCCGGACACCCTGCTTAAAAGGCAGGTGCTCTGCCTACTGAGCTACTGGGGCATATCGGTGTGAAAAAGAATGGATTATGCTGCGCGCCATCCAAAAATTGTGCTACCCAAACTGTCAGACGCGAATCCAGCGCAGCGATTCGTGGCTGGGATGGCGGGATTCGAACCCACGATATCAGAGTCAAAGTCTGGTGTGTTACCATTACACTACATCCCAATATCGGGGCAAAAACAACGGGGATCGGGATCACTCCCAATCCCCGATTTCGTGGGGTGGGTAAAGGGGTTCGAACCCTCGACACCCGGAACCACAATCCGGTGCTCTCCCGACTGAGCTATACCCACCATAGATCTGAAATGGTACGCCAAGAGGGATTCGAACCCCCGGCCTACTGCTTAGAAGGCAGTTGCTCTATCCAACTGAGCTATTGGCGCGCATACAACATTTTGCTGCCCGCCCAGAAGGTATGGAGCGGGTGATGGGAATCGAACCCACGTATCCAGCTTGGAAGGCTGGTGTTCTACCATTGAACTACACCCGCAGAGGTCGTCCCACATTCAGCTTTACGAATATACCATCCCTGCGCGGTGTTTGTCAAGCAAAACCTGTTCAAAATGCGAAAAAATCGCAAACCGGGGGACGGCGCAGGCCGTCCCCGCGGATATTTCAGCGGTGAAAGAGCTTCTTGGTCTGGAAGCGCGGCTCGAACGTGATGTTCACCTCGAGCTTTTTGAACACGTTTTCGTCCACGTGCGAGAGGATGACGGACGAGTGCGCCTCGCAGTGCGCGAGCTTTTCGAGCTGCTGCATGGCGATTTCGGCGGTCGGGTCGCTCACGGCGCAGATGCTCAGTGCCACGAGCACCTCGTCGGTGTGCAGGCGCGGGTTGTGGTTGCCCAGATGCTCGACTTTCAGGTGCTGGATCGGCTCGATGATCTCGGGCGAGATGAGCGTGACGTCCTTCGGGATACCGCCGAGGTATTTGAGCGCGTTGAGCAGGCAGGCCGAGCTCGCACCGAGCAGGGAAGAGGTCTTGCCGGTGATGATCGTGCCGTCGGGCATCTCGATGGC